TAAGGCAACCTGTGCACTGTAAGCAGTGTCTCGATTCTTAGAGGCCATAGCCTTAATGAGCTCGAGTTGTTCTGGGGTTCTTTTTAATGTAATTTTCATTATATTATAATCCTTAGTTAGCGTTCGTGTTAGCCCACGAAGCGGCTGCATCAATCATGACCATCGCATAATTCGCGGTGCCCGTTCCAGCAAACTCATCAGATTGCCCGTTTTGTGAGGTTCTATCGCCCGTAGCTAGCACATGGCCAACTGGAGTATGAGCGTCGAGAAGCTCCGGATCAACACCTGCCAGCTTACCTGCTGTAGTGCTAACGCAAGCAACGTAACCCGGTACCAATGCGCTATACGCATCAGCATCAAAGGTAAATACGCCTCGTGTTGCGATTGGAACCGCCTGACCACTCAGAACAGCTTGAAGCTCGTCTGCTTTGATCGGGTTATAGATGAGTTTTTCACCGTTCTCGTCATTCTTAATCGTTTGATTAAGGGTGACGCCAATAATAGGTACGCCGGTTGTTGCCGCGATGCACCGGAGGGGAACTTGAGGGTATTTGTCGGCACCCAAGAATGGGTAGTCGGTTTTACCAAGATAACTCGAAGAAGATGCAAACTCAATCACGTCTTTCTTCAGATTACCGCTCAGCACCTTCACGAGCACACCGGCACTACCGTTACCATTAGTTGATGGATTATCATCAACTATCTGATTGGCAAATAGGTTAACCACATCGTGATCACTGTATTGCCTGAATGGATATAGTCTTAATGCCATAATATTTTAGTATGTTACTGAAACTGTGTCAGGATTAAAAGCTTTCATAAACTTATCCCGAAGAGACTCCTCTTGCGAGGACGCTTCGTTATTGTTCACAATTGCAGGCTCCTCGGAAACTTCAACGTTTTCGACGAGATCTTCAACCGTAGCTTCTTCCTTAGTAGAAGCTTTAGATTGATCAAGGTTAGCTAAACGCTTTTGAAGCTCTTGCTCTACCTTCGACTGAAAAGCAGCCTCCTGCTCTTCCTTATAAGCTTTAGCTTTATGCTTGAGAATAACCCCAAGCTTTTGCTGATATGTTTCAAAAGCAGCTTCAGAAGACTCGAGCGCAGCGACTTCCTTGGCTAATACAGCGCGATCACTGTCTTCCAAGTCGTACTGGGAATCGATGTTTTCCATCCTGCTATTGAATAACTCCTCTGCTTTTGCAGTGGCTATAGTACCCTCAAGCGAAGAAATCTTCTCTTGAGCCTCTTCAAGTTGCGTTTTAAAGCTCTCGATATTAGCTTTGGCCTCTTCAGCTTGAGTAATCGCATCAGCCTTCTCTGTTTCGGCTGCTTCTTGCTGTAACTTCCACTCGGCATCCTTCTCACGGATTCTATCCATAATAACGGTTGCCATGCTAGCTACAGACTCTTGCGAAAACTCAGACTTTTTGCCTAACTTAGAATCGAGCATCTTTTCGAACTCGGAAGTTAATTCTTTTGTGTCCATAGTTTTAAAACTGTTATGATTTTTTACATTAAATTCTTCGTTTTGGGAAATTTTTAAAATATTTTTTTGAATTTTTTCTAGTGTTGGCATGGGAGCTTCTGCGCTTGTGCCCTCTTCGCCTTCTGGTTGAGGGTCCGAATTTTCGTGAGTAGTAACCCCTTTTACGTCTGCTGCAGGCTTGGTTGTAAACCCAATTCCCAATGGAAATACCTCTCCAGCCACCAAACGATAAACTGGCGTTCCATCATCAAGAGTACCGCTTCCGTCGTTTGCTCGAAGATATTTTTCAAATTCTTTGATTTTTTCAGGATCGCTAATAATCTCTGCTTCATTAAGGTTTTGAGAGCCTATTGCAATATTATATTCGTTAAATCCCAACTCCCAGCTTGCAGAAATCTTATTATAATCCGAATCTTCGGGATCACTTGCCTTTAACAAAAGTTCGGCAAATTCCGGATTAACGGTTTTATAAATAACCGCTGCGAGGGAAATATAAAAGGGCTCCACCTTATTTTCTAGTTTTGCTGTATTCAGTATTTTCTCGTTCCCCATATCCGTAAACGCCGCGTTTACGATATGCCCCACTACTTTTTGTTTTTTATGTTCTATATTAGTGGGTTTATGAACGAAATAATCTAAAAGATCTTTTGCCGTAGCAGAGTCAATACCATCGCCGTTCCTGTTAAAACGATTAACTATAGCGGCGTTAAAAGCAGCCCCTATCAAATCAATGTTGCGGTCCAAATCTATCCCTTTTGGTATTAAAGGTTTTAAATTATCCAACGAAGCAACGCTAATGCTCAGCTCATTTTCTAGATCGTCTGTAGCAAAAACTTCAAAATCAAATTGTGTTTTGAATTTATAAGGCGTAGTCATCTGCTTAAGTTACACTTTTTTAATCTTTTGGTGAATTTTTTGCACTATGGTATAAAATAGCTGAAGAATACTCATCTAAAGCATGTTCTACGCTAATATTCATCACAGAGTCAAGGGTCTTCAAAGTCAATAATTTTTTATTATCCTTTAAACAACTAAGAGCGGTTTTCTTCCAGTCACCCCGATCACACGCGGATACAACAAGTTCGCATACTTTCTCTAAAACTTGTTTTTGATCCGCACTCAAGCGCTTCTTCTTGAAAAACTTTTTTGCTTCTGTGTTGATTTCACTATAAAACTTATTAGTCGCATCAATCACATCTTTGATGGAATCAACGGCATAAGTTGCCTTACGCCCTTGGTAAGTTGGCTTACGCCCTTGGGTCTTAGACCCCAATGGTCTTCCGGGTGATTTTGGAGTTTTGTTGTTCTGCTTCTCTAACATTTTCATGCTTTCAGGATGCTTTATTTCCTCAATCTCCAATTCTTCGGATTCCTCAAAAACAGGAACACCTCCCACTAGCGGATTATACCAACCCTTCTTTCTATCGTCCAAAAACTTCTCTTGTGCTTTTTCTAATTCGTGCTCAGAGGGAAAAACCCCAGTATCAATAACCTTCATTCCTTCTTCTGGAGGTAGAATGCCAAGCTCCATCATACGTGTAATGACGCGCTGAACCTGATTCTCGTCTTTCATATCGATATCCTCAAAACGAGCTCGGGGAGAACCTCTAAATCCAAAGTTTTTACATATTTGGTTTATTTCAGGCTGCAAGAACTCATGAAGAAAAGCTTCGCGAGATTCCTTGAGCCTTTGAAGGAAAAGCTGTGCCTTGATAGTGGCATTCGCAAACTTCTCCTCTGCTAAAATTACATTTTGCAGCCCCTCTTTAATATCCCTATTTACAACGTCATACTTAGATGGGCCAATAACCTTTTCCAAGTCTGGAATAATAAACTCAGCTTTAGTGGTATAATCGCTAACCAACACACGCCCAACACTCTGGTTGGTAAAAAGGTTTTGCATGGCTGTCATGTTACGTGGATTAATACCCCCTTTATCAGGGGTTGCCCCCATCGTAATCATCAGAACTACGTTTTCGACTGTTCTGCAAATCGCCTGATCGATCTTCTTCATCTCCATTTTGAAGTTGATATCGTCAAGCACTGCAAACCCAAAGGGAACGGCAAATGGCTCATAATCTTGCTTTTTATAAAAAGCATATCTCAATTTGTTTGGATCTAGCTGAACGGTCATACCGCTTGGCGTCCATGAATTACTACGAATGCGTTTTTTAACATTCTCAGGGAGAGCATTAAACAATTCTTTGTCAGCTTCATTTTTAGGGTCCCTCAGCCTTTCAATCTCATATTCGCTCAATAGTTTTGAAAAGAATCGAACATCAAAAGAAGTGGTACGCTGAGCAACAACATCAAAAGGATTAAGTAAAATATATTTAATGGGAATTTTATTTGTCTCCGCTACCAAACCGAGATTTCTGATCTTGGCAAATTCGTCCGCTTTAAACTTTCCGTCTACAGTAAAAAGAAAAATATTTCCACTACGGTAATATTCTCTAAAAAATTGATCCTTTAACCCCCAAATACCAATCCTCTTAAACCATGAATTAATAAAACGTCTGGATTTTTCCGTGCCTCCATCCAAATAAAGACTAGAGTTGGCAAAGTCTGCCATCATGTCAATAGAGTTACGAAAAATTGCTACATTACAGTAAGCTTTTTGACATAACTCGATAGCTTCGCGAACATTGACGCCATCTAAAGCGTATTGAAAAGGGAGTAGCCCTGCACGAATGTTATTATAAGCATATAACTTAGGCTGAATCGCGATACTATTGCGCCTACTATCTGTGGTTCCCCCTGTGCCTCCTCCACGACTATAAGCTTCCGATGTATAGTCATAGAAAGAATCCCCTACAAGTTTAGGCTCAAAAGTGTCTGATTGCCCAGCCAAGCTTTCATAAGGATTATTAGGGTACTGAAAGTTTTTCTCAAATTTTTTCCAATAATCGGAACGCTTTGTATATTTTCTTCTTGCCATGGTAGATTTTACACTGATTTGATTAAAAGTGACTTTGAAAAGTCATAAAGTTAGTTTACGAACATCGGTTCGAATGTTTCTATTATATTG